CTGGAGCAGGTATGACACGAGCCGGTGTCGCTGCCTATAGAAGAGCAAATCCCGGTTCAAAATTAAAAACAGCAGTAACTGGAAAAGTTAAAAAAGGTTCTGCTGCAGCAAAAAGAAGAAAGTCATACTGTGCACGAAGTGCAGGTCAAATGAAAAAATTTCCTAAAGCTGCGGCTAATCCTAATTCTAGATTAAGACAGGCACGTAGACGATGGAAATGTTAGAAGCATTAAAGAAAAGATATCAAGCAGATATAGCGGAAGCTAAAGCAACACTGCATATTTATTTATTTAAATCTGTTGGAATAGGTGAACACCCTCAACACATACAAGAAATAGATAAATTGTTAGGAAAGATCGCAGAAGCTAAAGATAAATTAGAAGTAATTAATGAATGGGGTAAATTACAATAGGAGAAAATATGAAAAAAGCAAAAGCAAAAATAAAAAAAGTTATTAAAGGCCTGAAGAAAGCATCTAAGTTACATGCTGGTCAGGCTAAAACTTTAAAAGGAGTTATAGGTGGCGGATCCAAAAAAGGGAACAGGTAAAAAACCCAAAGGATCTGGTAGAAGACTCTACACAGATGAAAACCCTAAAGATACTGTTGGAATTAAATTTGCAACACCAACTGATGCAAGAAAAACTGTAGCTAAAGTTAAAAAAATTAGCAAGCCGTTTGCAAGAAAAATACAAATTTTAACTGTTGGAGAACAGCGTGCCAAAGTTATGGGTAAATCAAAAGTCGCTGCTATATTTAAAAAAGGGAAAGAATCAATAAGGAGAAATAAAAATGGATGAGCTTACATTAATTACAAAAATACAAAAAATGTTAAAAGAACGTTATCAACAAGTTGGTGATACAATGGTAAGTGGTGGTGTTGACAATATGGAAAAATACAAGTACATGTTAGGACAGGCACACGCCTACCAATTTATTTCAGGGGAAATATCCAACCTGCTAAACAAAGGAGCTAAAGATGGTACAGACGGAAAAGTCGTCAATATTGGAAAAGACAGAAGTCCCAAAGCATAAAAATGCATTGGCAGAAAAATACGAAAAAGAAAATAAAGCTGAACAGAAAAAAGAAGCTGACGCTTACGAGCGTTTAAAAACTAAAGAAACAACTAAATTACCTCAACCCACTGGCTGGAGAATGGTAGTATTACCATTTAAAATGGCTGAAAAAACTAAAGGCGGTTTGTGGTTGGGAGCCGACACTCTTGAGAGACAGCAAGTAGCATCAACATGTGGATTAGTTTTAGCAATGGGTCCGCATTGTTATGATAAAGAAAAATTTCCTGAAGGTCCCTGGTGCAAGAAAGGTGACTGGGTTATCTTTGCTCGATATGCAGGGAGTAGGATTCAAATTGACGGGGGCGAAGTAAGATTGCTAAATGACGATGAAGTATTGGCTACAATCGATAACCCCGAAGATATACTTCATCATTTTTAATAACCATAGGAGGATACTATGCAAGACGTAGACAAAGTAGTTGACATTGATACATCCGGTCCTGGTGCAGAAGTTGAACTTGATCCACCAAAAGAAACTTTGGTACAAGAACAACCAGAAGATAAAACACCAGCGGAGGATAAATCACATGAAAACGAACGTGAAACAAAACTTGAAGACGGTGGTAGCGCCGATGACGCAATTGCGAAATCTGATGAGCCAACTGATGTTCAAGATAAAGAAAAAAATACAGAGCAAAAGAAAGAATTAGAAGAATACTCAGATGGAGTAAAAAGAAGAATAGCTAAATTAACTAAAAAAATGCGTGAAGCAGAAAGACGTGAAGAAGCTGCCACCATGTATGCAAAAAGTATTTTAGCTGAAAAAGAACAACTTAGTTCTAGACTTACAAAATTAGATACAGGATTTGTGTCTGAAAAAGAAAATAGAATTAAGGCTGGTATGGAAGCGGCTGTTGCAAAACTAGCAAAAGCTAGAGAAGAAAGTGATTTAAAAGCTGAGGTTTCTGCAAGTGCAGAAATTTCAAGATTAGGTTACGAAGAAGCAAGACTTGCAGATTTAAAAGCAAGACAAGCCGAAAATAAAATTGAAACACCAGTAAACCAACCTCAAGAACAAGTGGAAATGCAAAGACAAGTAGATCCTAGAGCTAGAGACTGGGCTCAAAAGAATACTTGGTTTAATAAAGATCCAATTATGACCGAGGGAGCAAAAGTAATACACAGACAATTGACTGAAATTGAAGGATATGACCCTAATACTGAACCTGAAGAGTATTATTCAGAGGTAGATAGAAGAATAAGACTTGAATTTCCACACAAGTTTGATACAGTAGCTGCCACGGAAACGACTAAACCTACTCAAACTGTTGCTTCGGCAACGCGAGCTAGTAAATCATCAGGTCGCAAAATTGTGAAACTCACGCCTTCACAGGTAGCAATTGCTAAAAAATTGGGTGTGCCACTTAAAGACTATGCGGAACAATTGAAAATCACGGAAGGAGTATAAGCATGGAAAATCAAGATAAAAAAACTTCACGTGCGAGTCAGACTAGAGAAAAAGAATCTCGACCAAAAGTCTGGTCTCCACCATCTTTATTAGATGCACCCCCTGCACCGGCAGGATTTGTACACAGATGGCTTAGAGCTGAATCAATGGGATTCGACGACTCTGCTAACGTACAAGGTAGATTAAGATCTGGCTTTGAACTAGTTAGAGCTGACGAATACAACGAAGCAGACTATGCAGTTGTACAAGACGGTAAATACAAGGGAGTGATCGGTCAAGGTGGCCTAGTGCTCGCTAGAGTACCTGAAGAGATCGCAAAGCAGTACGCAGCTTATTATCAACAACAAGCTCGCGAACAAAATGAAGCTTTCGACAACGATCTCATGAGGGAAGAGCATCCAAGTATGCCTATCAGTGTTGATAGAAATACTCGTGTAACTTTTGGTGGTACGAAGAAATAGTTTTTTAACAATTTCTAGTTACATCAATTAAATTAAACAATGGAGATAAACTATGGCAAACCAAGATAGTCCTTTCGGTCTAAGAGCGATAGGAAAAATCGGTCAGAATAGAGACAACCAAGGTTTAGCAGAATTTAGTATTGCAGCATCAGCTACAGCTATATTCGGTCAAGATCCAGTAAAAGCATTAAATACTGGAACTATCGGTGTAGCAGCGGCGGGAGATGTTTTACTAGGAGCTCTAAACGGAGTTTTCTTTACTGACGCGAATACAAGTAAACCAACGTTTGCGAACCATCTGTTAGCAAGTAACACTGCTACAGATATCGTAGGCTTTGTATCTTCAGATCCGTATGAAAGATTTGAAGTACAATCAGATAACACGACAGCGTCTGCACAAACTGATGTTTTCATGAACTATGACATCACTTATGCAGCAGGAAGTACACATGATCATCTTTCAGGTGTTGAATTAGATGATTCAACTTTGAACTCAACTACTGGACAATTAAAAGTAGTTGGTGTTTCAAAAGACATTAAGAACAATGACTTAGGTGCATCGCACGTAAACTTTGTTGTAATGATCAATGAACACTTCTTGAAACAAATACCTGGCGTATAATAGTTAGAATAGGAGATTAAATTATGGCTATATCACGAGGACAACTAGTTAAAGAACTAGAACCAGGCCTGAATGCACTATTCGGACTGGAATACAAAAGATACGAAAACCAACATGCTGAGATCTACACGACAGAGACATCAGACAGAGCTTTCGAAGAGGAAGTAATGTTATCTGGATTCGCTAATGCTCAAGTAAAACCTGAAGGTTCAGGTGTAGTTTTTGACAATGCTCAAGAAACTTACACTGCAAGATACACTATGGAAACTGTGGCTCTTGCCTTCGCGATTACTGAGGAAGCGGTAGAAGATAACCTGTATGACAGACTGTCAAGCAGATACACAAAAGCGTTAGCTAGATCTATGGCTAACACTAAGCAAGTTAAAGCAGTTAATCCATTAATCAATGGATTTGGCGGTGGATTCACTTCTGGTGATGGAAGCAATTTATTTGCTACTAACCACCCAACAATTGCTGGTACTGTATCAAACACACTTGCAACAGCAGCAGACCTTAACGAAACATCATTAGAGCAGTCTTTGATTGACATTGCTGCTTTCACTGATGAAAGAGGTCTTAAAGTTGCAGCTAAAGGAGTAAGAATGATTATTCCTTCTGCTCTGCAATTTACAGCTGAAAGACTTATGAAGTCTGAAGGTAGAACTGCTACAGCTGATAATGATATCAATGCTATCAGATCAATGGGAATGGTTCCTCAAGGTTACAGAGTGAACAATTTCTTAACTGATCCAAATGCATTCTTCATCATTACGGATGTTCCAAATGGAATGAAACATTTCATTAGAACTCCGATCAAAACAGCGATGGAAGGTGACTTCGATACGGGTAACTTAAGATTCAAAGCTAGAGAGAGATATCAATTTGGTGTTTCTGACTTTAGAGGAATTTTCGGTTCACCTGGAGTAAGTTAATAAATAATTTTGAGGCGGAACATAGTTCCGCCTCAATCTAAAAGTAAGAAAGAAAAACATGAAAAAACTTCTTATTAATATCTGGGCCTATGATTATCATGGCAAATTTACCATATTAGCTGAAGATAATGCTAAAAGTGTGGAAAATGCTATACTTGACAAACTAGGAGAAAACGATATAAAATGGGAAAAGACGGGAATGTTCGGCCCGT